CCCTTCAGTGCATCGTAAACAGCCTTCTGAAGCTCCAAGGATGAGTCACCGGTAGTCACGATGCGGCCCCCTTGATTGACCGTCTCAGAGCGTTCGCTATTGCTTCCTTGATCGCTTCACGGTTTTTTTCGAACGCGGGAAACAGCCATGGCCTGGCTTCCATCTGGGTGGTCCCGATTTCGAGGTGCTTCCCTTTCTTGAGATTAGTCCCCACAACGGCCTGAAGCGCAGCCTTGTCGATCTCGAATTTAACGCTCCTGGAGAGGTCGCCGAGGTCCTGGTTTGGAGGACTCCCTGGCTCAGATACTTTTTGCTCGCGGCGCGGATTGTAGCGGACCTCTGTTCTGGATCCACTCCCCTTCGCAGCGATTGATTTCACCGCATCTCGATGAATGGCCATCGCTGAAATCTCGAGCTGCTCATCAACCGCAAGGAACATGACGTTCTGAATTTCACCCAGGCGGGCTAGAAGCCTCATCGGCCCCGTGATCCTTGCTGTAAGCCTCATGAGCCCACCCCCTCTTCGGCGGCGAGTTCAAGGGATTCGCTCCGCTCCTCAGGATTGATGACTCCGTGAATCTGAAATACTCGAGTGCCGAAAACGACGCGCATTTCCGAAGTTACGCCGGCGGCATACCGCATCTTGATCTTGTGCGTGACGTTATGCTCTCGCTTCCCCGCTGCGAATCGCTCTCGTGCTGAAACGGGTTTGATCTCCGACCAGACCGGCCCGAGGAATGTCGACCAGGTCACGGTCGCTCCGCCATAGCCATCTCCCGCGCTTGCCTTGGACTCGATGGTGATCTGATGGCGAAGGTTACCGATCATAGGCGAACCGTCCTATGCTGCTGCAGAAGATCCCTAACACCGAAGTCGATTTCAGCGGTGATCGTGCCCTTGAGCATGGCTTCCCTATTCTCGAACCAGTGCGCGATCAGCAGGTACATGGCCTGCTTGATGTCCTGAGGAACGGCTGCTGCCGCTCCAAAACCCGCCACGAACGTGATCTTGATCGCGTTGATCGGTCTCAGGTCAGTGGGCCACGCGCTCGATCGCGCGAGTGCTACGCGCGCGGGCGTGCGGAGATTGTCCACGATGTAATTTGAGGCCTCGAATGCGGCCTCGGTGCCTTCATCGTTGAGCGATTTTATCGATGAAACGGACTGAACTGGGCCTTTATCGATCTCAATGAATCGCTTGGTCTCGTATGCAGACGAGATCGGACGCTCTTCAATTCCCTCGTGCCACCCCCTTGCGGGCTGAACTGGAGCACGATCAAGCCACCCCTCCCACGTCTGAGTAACGAACACCTTGCCGGTGTATCGCTCACAGAAATTCCTGGCAGCGATGATGATCTGGGTGATGATCGCGTCCTCCGCTGTCGAGGAAACGCGAAGAACAGCCTTTGCCTCAACGAGACTGATGGGCTCTTCAGCGGGTGCCTGCGTCAGCTTGAATCGCATTATTTCGCCTTATTCTTGCTTGGCTTGGTGGCCATTTTGTTTTCAGGCGCAGGACCGGTTTGCTTCGACTCCGACTTTACCAGGACCGGCTTCGCTGATCCGATTGAGACAAAGCCTTTTGCGAGGTTGTCGCAAACGTTGTAGGTCTTGCCTGCTTCAAACAGCGTCGGCCCGAGATTCACGCCGAATGCGTTTTCGTCTGAGCCTATTTCGTTTTTCAGCATCTCGATTTTCATGAGTTCTCCTGCTTATTGGAGGGCCCCGGTATTTAAACCGGAGCCCCCTGACCTATCTGAGATGGTGATAGGGTTAGATAACGTGCGGGTGACCGAGGACCGCGACCGCCGAAATCAACGCTGCAGCGGCGTTGCCGGTCGGAGTGACGGTCAAACGGACGTAGCGCTTCGTGCCGCGGTACCCGAGCTTGAACGCGCTGTTGTCGTCTGCCTGCGTGAAGCTGGCAAGCGCTTCAGTGCCGAGCAACTCTTTGTCTGCCACAGCGGCCGCGTCGGCCAGGTTCGCGGTATCGCCCTCTTCGAGCAAGGCCGCAAACGTGGCGCCGGCATCAGCCAGCGAACCCGTGGCAATCAAGAACTCGCAGGACTCGAAACCCTGCAGGTCGATGATCTCGCTTACCTGGGCAGTGTCGTCGACCATATCCACCGGGCTGATCGCTCGGCGAACCGTGATGTTATTGTGAAGGTCTTTCATACTTTTTTCCCTCGTTAACTTTTTTGGTTTGGAAACCGCACCCCCACTCAGGAGGGTGCGGAATCAATTGGTTTCAGGACCGAATCAGGCCGAGCACTTCAGAAGCTTGAGTGCTTCGAAGATCTCGACTGCGCCACCGACACGACGGCGGAACAGGAACTCGACATCAGGCTTGCTGGTGTAGGGATCCCGGATGGCCGACATGCCGAGGCGATCGACGATTTTGTAAGCCTTCTTGAAGTCGCCGAATGCGACGACGAGGTTGTTTGCACCCTCGACCGGCATGTTGTCGTCTTCTTCGTAGGCGTAACCGAGGATCGTGGCCGGAGATCCGCCAAGGCCTGGCTGCCAGATGTACTGCTTGTTGGCATCCTTCAGCTTGCGGACTGAGCCAGTGGTGAGCCTGTTCAGGATGAACTTGCCGTTTTTGGCGTAAGCGGCTTTCAACGCGTACGTCATGGCAATCAACCCGTTCACGCCACCGTCGGCATCAGCGATCGTCGCAGCTGTTCCAGATACAACCTGCTGAATCTGGCCATCGCCAGTGCCAGCCGCGTAGGTCAGGATGCCACGGGGTTTCGCAACACCGTTTCCGCTGACGAAGGCTGCGCCTTCCAGATTTCCGAAAGCCTCGCCGCCTTCTTCACCGAGCCATTGCTCGATGTTGATCGACGCGTCTTCCAGGATCTGAGCCGTCTCAGAGAGAACGACCTGCATCTGGTGAGCCGGGATGTTCAGCATTCCGAGCTTCGGATTCTGATCGGCAGGGCTCGTGCCCATTTCGCCGACCCAGCTGGCGGTCACACCGCTTGTGCGGCGGCGCTTCTGGAGCGAGTCACCCGTGGTGAGAGAGCGAACGCTCGCGAGCATACGCATCACCGACATCGTCGGCAGATTGCGGATGATCTCTGCTTCGATCTCGTTGGCTACCAGGTAGCCACCATCGGGATCAGAGCTTGCCTGAAGACCCTTGACGAGATCGCCACTGAGTCTTTCAGCGCCCTTGCGGACGAAACCAAGGAAGGCGTCCTTGCGGAGCTTCTTCTCGGCGTCTTCGGATTTTTCCGTTTCCGGCGCGCCCATCGAGCTGCGAGCCATAGCGGTCTTCAATTCTTTGATCTCGTTTTCAAGGCGGCTCAGGTCAGAGTTGGCCTTGTCCACTTTGACGGAAACGAGAGGATCCGCAGATCCCTTTTTTTCCAACTGAGCAATGCGCTCATCATTGGCCTTCTTGAACTCTTCGTGCGCACGACCGAGTTCCTCGAGTTTTTTCAACAGTTCTTCCACAGCATACCCCTTTCGAAGGTGAACATGCAGGACCCCCGCTTCGCGGGATGCACTGCCAGTTTCGTTTGCCGGAGTCCGTTTCGCTTATGCGACTCGGAGATTCCGGATCAGCTTGTCCACCGACTGGATTAGGAGCGCCGGGTCGGTTTCAGGTTTGGCGGCTTGTCCTGACTTCTCTTGCGATTCGATCAGTTCAAGTGCCTTTTTGATCTTATCTAAATCGTAGTCGCCCTTCTGCACGAGTTCAAACAGGTGCAAAAGGTTCGCGGTTTTTGCCGCATTAATGGCGGCCATTTCGTTCATCGGGAACGTCACCAGGGAGTATTCGAAAAGCTTCAGCTCCTTGAGCTTCCGGACGATCGGCTTCATGGGCTCCTGGTCCTTGACCACCTCGTACTTCACGGTCGAGTAACCAATGGACAGGCCCATCTTCGTCTTGAGTTCAACGGCGCGCTTGGCCAGGCGGTAGCGATTCTTCGCTTCCTCGGTCACGAGCTGGATCTCGCCCTTCACCTTGAGGCCATGATCGTCCTCTTCAGCTTCGATGTTCCAACCGATCTGCTTGGTCATCATGTGATCGAGCAAGATTGGGAACTTTCCCTTTTTGTCTTTGATCGTCTTCTTGAACGCGCCCTTTTCAACGATGTCAAAACCCAGGTCGACATTGCCGAATGTGGAGGCATAGCCCTCGATGTACCCGACGTCCCCTTCGGACTCCGCCTGGTCGACCTTGAACTCAAACGCCATGAACTCTTTTTTCTCACTCATGCTTCAGCCCCCCGCGCAAAAATACGACCCACAAACTGTGTCAACCGATCCAGCCAGTGCACCCGCCCAGTCATTGCCCCGGTGTAATCGCCCTCGATGACCTGGTTTGGAATGAGATCCCTATGGCAGTGCTTGAATTTCTTGCCGCTCCCGCAAAAGCAAGCGAGGTTCCGTGGATAGTTCCTGACGTGGTTCCATTCGTAGCCACCCTTAAGTGCTCGGGTCATTCGGCCCCCGCACCATCGCCGCGCAGAAACACCACGCCACAACGGCAGTTGATTACTTCCTCAGGCGGCCCCTTGGGGTCCATCGGCTGGGCCATTTTGAACCCGCCGACTTCAAATTCGTCGTGAATGCCAACGATCGCATCCTTGAGTTTGTGGTCCTCGCGCGTGCGCTCGTCGTTCGTCCAGACCCACTCTTTCTTCAGCCCTGGGACGCCCGTGGCCTTTGCCGCTTCGGTGAGCGCTACATTCGCGGTCGTGCCGGTCTCAGTTCTTGCGATCGTGATCGCGCGCCCGCGGGAGAACCCGGAGTACGCGGCCTCTATTTTCTTTGACAGTTCCTGAACACTATCGCCCGCCTCGAAGGCCTCGGCCTCAGCATCTCGGATCGCCTTGATGATCTTCTCTTTCGTGGTCTGGCTGACGAGCTTGATTCGTTCGCCAACGTGGTTCTCAATCCAGGTGAGAACGAACTGATCAAAGCGACTCTGCGCTTCCTTGGTCTCGATCGCACCCGGCATGCCTTTAAGTGAGCGGAAAACTCTCTCTCCAAAGACCTTCGAAGTTGCCCTAAGATTCGCCTTAAGTATCGATCGCCACTGCGCCTGGTTCGCATCCACCTCGTGCGAGGCCGCTATGATCGCGTGCTCGGGATCCAGACCCTTCACGGCGTCCGAAACGCGGTTGGCTTCGATCTCAAACACGGCCTGGGCCTGCCTCATGAGCCTGCGCTCGCTTTGCTTCCTGAGCCGCTGCTGGGCCTTCCATTCACGAATTTTCGCGCGTCTGGACGAGACGTTGAAAACCTTCATACCTTTGCCAGAGTCCTCGTCTGAGTCGTCCGCATCTTCTTCAGGGTCTTCGTCGTCCTGGTCGTCTTCGTCGGTCCCGGTATAATCCGAGGTATCCCCTGCGTCCGTGGAATCGTCCTGGCTCATCCCGATCTCTGACAGCGGCATCTCTGTCCCGCTGACCAGAATGACGTCACCGCCGTCAACGGGCTCGTATCCCATGGCCTCACGCTTCTCGTTCAAGGTCAGGTGTCTGGCGGCATTCACCTTGTCCCAGTACGTCTGGCGCCTGCCTGCGAGGGCATCAATGCCATCCACGTCGATGTCCAGCTCGGTGTTTTCATCGATGCCAGGGACCAGCCAATTGCCCCATTCGTCCCTCAACCCACGGGTCAATGGCAAAACTGTGTCCTCGTACAGTGCGGCCCGAGCTTCCTGGTAGTTTGAATAGGTGTTATCGCCGGGTATGCCCAGGAGCATCGGAGGAACGCCGAAAGTCAGCGAGATATCACGCGCCGAGGTGTGTTTCCCCTGTATCCACTCCATGTCTTGAGGGCTGAAGCTGAACGGCTTAACGTCCATGCCGCCTTCGAGCAAGATCGGCCTGCCAGCATTCGAGGGGCCGGAGTAGCCTTCAGTCATCTGCTCTTTCAACCGCTTGAACTGATCGTCTGTTAGGTTCCCAGCGTTTGCGTTCACGCTCGCCACGAGCGCCACGCTCGGACGCGCAGAATTCTGAAGCAGTGAGGTATTCCACTTGTTCCCAGCGTTGTGCTGGTCAACGCTCACCGCCGCTGCTGAGATCGGACTCATGCCGTACCAGTCGTTCAACGGGTTGAAGGTCTTCCAGTGCATGATCGAGCTCTTCAGGCTCGCAAAGTCGACGAGGAAAACACGCTCCCCATTGCCGACCTTGTAAATAAACGCGGCGGGATAGCCGCGTGGCCCTGGCTTCACAGACACTCGGTCCGGCCGTAGGGCCCAAAGTTCGCGAATTTCGGAACGCCCCCTATCGGAAATCCCCACGGATTCGATGTAGCCGTTTCCAGAAATCAGGCGATATGAAATCAGCGATTCGATGAATGCAGCCTGGCCCTGCATCGGATTCGGCCTGCGAATCAAATCCAGGATCGGATGCTGCTCGATTTCCTCGCGGCGGGATTTTCTTGATTTGCGCTTTTTATACAGTAGCCATGGAATCGTGCCAGCAGACTGGGCGATTACGGAGACAGACCGAAAGGCGATAACGTTCTTCGAATAGCCTTCCTCTGCGTACCCTTTGAATTCGCGCGGGGTCGGGACGTACTGACCAGACTGCTGAACTGAAACAAGAACGCGGGCCTGACTGTCTTTGCGCATGAATGCGCGACGGATCGACTCGAGCATACTCATAGTGATCTAACCCTCGGTTGGCTTTTCACCGTTTTGAAGTAATCGACCATCATGCTTGTGGTGTCGACCTCGTCATCGTGTTCATCGTTGGGAAACTTCTCGTGCCTACTTAGAAACAGTTCAACCCAAGGTCTGTGCGATGGCAAATAGCAGTTCCCGGCCTCAACTGTCGGCTGTGCGCCGGCGGCCCGGACCACCTTGTCTTTGCGGCCTGGATTGTAGGCAATCACCGGGAGAGTCGTGTTCGCGCGAAGGTTCTGAATGAGTTGGGTCCCCGCTGATTTGTCTTCGATTACGATCGCATCGGGGTTGAGTTCGGCAAACTTCGTCTTGGTCCGCGCCTCGAGCTGCGGAAAGGTCACCTTATCGGCTACGTTATCCACCTTGTAGAAACCTGTCGGCGTCTCATCCCAGGTGGCCCACACGCTGAAATCGTTCGTCACGCCGGGCTTTTCAGCGCAGTCGATGAACATCACGCGTCTGATCCGGTTCATTGGGAGCTCGTCGTAATACTTCCACCACTCCCGCTTAAAGAACCCCCCCGCCTGCGGACGCGGGTCCTGCTGGTGCTG